TTTATCAAGTATTTCCACGTTTCCAGTTTCATTAAGCTTAATCCCACTTTTTAAAAGTTCAACAACTTGGTCTGGGTTTATAGCTTTATTCTTTGATGCCGATGATAATAAAGACTTATTAATTTTAATATCTTTAAGTTGACTTTCAAGGTTTGAGCGTTCTTTTTGCCACTCTTGAGTTTTGTTTTTAAGTATTTCTTCAAACTCACCTTTTTGTATCTTTTGCTTTTCTTCTAAATCTTTTTGGCTTTTGACTGCATTAACAGCTATATCCAAATCCTCAACTCCTAATTTTTTATAAACTTGGCTTCTTTCTTGTGCTAATCTTCTTCTGACCATTTCAGTTACTTGGTCTTCTGTATAGCTTATAGAAGTTGCTTTTTCTTCTGGTGCTTGGGTTTCTTCAACCTGTTCTTTAGGCTGTTCTACTTTATTTTCTTCCATCTATGTCTCCTCATATATCCCACTCTGGGTCTGTTGGAATCCAAGTATGTCGGCATCTATACCCACCTCTTACTATAAAAGGGTCTCCAGTAGATTTGCCTGCCCAACCTTGATTATTCCAAATATCCCGAATTTCTTTCTCGGTTAATACCTTGTTTAGCATATTCTGACAGAAAGGTCTACTATCCCTTACTAATGTTCCTGTGTATCTATAATGAGTTAAACCTGATTCTTTAGCTTTTGCAACTGTAAACTGTCCATGAAACTGCATAACTGAATCGTGTGCTATTTGCCCTGCATATCTTCTAAGGTTATTTCCTGCCCTATCTGAAGCATATTGAGTATGAAGTTTGCTAACAGCTTCTTCTATTAGTGCTTTTTTTGAATTATCAAATTTATTCTCGTTAATAAAATCAACTAATTCATTTATCTCACGAGTATTAGACCTCTGATATACACCATTAATATGTTGCCTTATGTTTTTAACCATGTCATCAAAAGGTCTGCCTGCTATTGTGCTTTGGTAAACTTCATCATTTATTATTTTTAAAAATCTTTCAGCAATATCTTCAAAGCCAGAAAACGATTGTGTTTTGAGTGCATTAATTGTTGTTAAGTCAACTTCAGTCAAACTTTTAAATTTTTGTGGTATAGGCATTTCACCAAATGTATCAAGTACAACTTTGGCTATTTTATTATATTCTTCGTTAATTATTAAATCAGCTTCATTTAAAAAAGTAGATTCAATGATTGTTCTTATCTTAGGTTGAAGTTGTATAGCTATTCTTTGTGATACTAAAGAACCAGAAGTTGCCTTTGTTACTTCTCTGATAACATCATCTTCTAATTTATAAAGAACATTAATAATTCGTTCTTCATGTTGGTCAGCTAATTTTTCTAGAATTTTAGACATATATTATAATGGAAAGTTCTTTTTCCACGCCCTTATTGACCAATAAGCAGGTGATAATGTTTTTTGCCCTTTAACTTCTTTTAATACACCACCCATTCTAGCAAGAAAAGACTTTTGCCTTGCAGGAATATTTTTCTTTATAGTCATACCTCTAGCACCAAATGTAACTTTCTTAACATTACCAGTAGCTTTGTTTTTTACATAGACACCAAATTTTTTACGCTTGGATTCGGTTGTTGATAATCTGAAAGGTTTATTGAGTGATACGTTTCTTCCTCTATAAATCGCCATCTATTTTCCTATCATCTAATCTTTCATTAACTATTGCCCTACATACTGGACATTTATAAACGTCTTTAAAAACCTCTATTAGAAACACCTTACAAATAACACATATTTTTTTTGGCTTCTCCATAACATTAGCATCATTTTTTTTTACGTTTACTGGCTCTTGTAATTATATCTTTATCAAATGAACCAGATTTACCTCTTTTTATAAGTTTATTAACTCGAGCCATAGCCCACGCTTGCATAGGTATTTTAGGTCTTGAACCAGATGAAAGAAATGCACCTTGCCCTCTACGAAAACTAGCTTTTAAATCTGTTAAATTAAATAATTTAGATTTTTTAGCTTTAGCTTTTAATGTGTTTACAACTCTAGCTGATAAAGGTTTTCTTTTTACTGCCATTAAGAATTATTCCTTTTCTTTAATAGTGCCATTGGTATTCTTGCACCTGCCTTATACAAAGCACTAATTCGTTTTAATAAATTTGCTCGTGCAGTTCTTTTCTTACCTTTTAAGCCAGATAAATATTTTTTTGGTATCTTGGTTTTAGCTTTCTTCTTCGCCAACTGTTTGTCCCTCTACTTCTGTTGTCTGGAATTGACCTCTTACAGTTCTAAAAGCATCTATTTCATCATTAATAGTTTTCATAGTTTCGTTATCATCTATTACAGCTTCTGCTATCTGTTTATCTATTTCTTTATTAAATGTTTCAGACTTAATGCCAGATGCTTTAGCCATTTGTAAATATTGTAAATCGTTAGCCCAATCCCTAATATCAAATGTATCTGGATAATTTACTGAGCCGTCCCATTGTTTATCTTGCCATTTAGCAAATAAATCCCAGATTTGTTCTTCAGCGTTTTCTAAATAATCTGCTTTTTCTGATAGTCTAGCATTTAATAATTGAAATTCTGTTTGTAATGCTATCCCACTAGCTATTTGAGAACCAGTTGCCCTAACAGAACCCATATGTGTTATTCTGTCAATAGCATCAACTTTTGTTTGTATACACTTCATAATGCCCTCAAGGTTTTGCCCACTAGGTTGTATTATGTAAGGTTTTAAAGCTGAATCTAAATCTTCTGGTATTTCTATAATTGCCCCTGCACCTGCACTAGCTTCAACATTAGGCGTTTTAACTAAACTTGGGTGGTTAGCTAATCTAATTAATTGTTCTTTCTCGGAATAATCATTATAAATAGATTGTTGCAAATGTGCCACATCTGCTAAATCACTAATACCTATCGGTCTTTTGTTACCTCTAAGATTATATACATTAACAGCAGGAATGCTTCCTATAGGATTAGGAATCTCCTCTAATAACTTAGGTTCTTTATCTGTGTATTCTTTATCGTATTCTTCAAACTCATAGGTCATAATAGCTTCTTCAGTAAAGACTTTTATAATTGCCCTTTCTGAATTTATATCTTCAATAACAACTAATAAATCTAAATAAAATCTTCCACTAGCTGACCTTTTATAATTCCAATTAACAATGTTTTCTGGTGTATATATTGAAATATAAGGTCGTATATCTTGTGCTAGTTCTTCTGCCCTTGTTTTAGCATTTGATTGTGGTTTATCTAATATAACCCAACAATTACCATAAATACTGGCATTCATCTGTACTTCTCGCATTACAGTATCAAATGACCTACCATCTAAGTCAGCATCATTAAGGAATGATTGTAATTGTAAATCACCATCTAAAACGCCATAATCTCTTGTTGGTGGAACTCTCCATAAAAAGCTTGTATATATTTGAACAACATTTTTACAATGATTATCTACTGGTGTGTGTCTAACTCTTGAATCATATTCTTCTGGGCTTTCTAAAACATATCTATGTAAGTAATAACCATTTTTATAATCATTCCCACCTAAATAACTTCTTATATAAAATTCCCAATTAGATATGTTAGCATGCCATAAATCATGTTTAGCTTGTAAGATTTCTTTGTTCATTAACTCCACCTCTTAACTGGGCTTGCTACAAAATTCCGTCTTAGTGGGAAGTTAAATTCAACTAAATAACCTAGAGCATCATTCATATGGTCATAACCACTATCTTTATCAGGAATGTGAGTACCCTCTTTATATATCTGTCTTTCTATGCTTTTAATTACGTTTTTGCAAGATTTAACAATAAACAGATTGTTTTTTCCATTAACATTTTTAAGTTTTGAATTAACTGAATTAATTCTATCCCTAATTAAAGGTGCTGTATTTTTACATTTTACATCAAATCCTGCATTTTTCAAGATACTTAAATCAGTAAATCCTCCTGCAGACGTTTTTCTTTGTCTAGCACTAGGGTCTGGATAAACAACTATTTTTTTATTATTGTATCTTAATTTTATTTCTTCGCACATTTCTTGAGTATTTGAAGAATAAATTTGTATTTCATCAACAACCATAATTGTTTCTTGTACTATTATACAAACAACAGCACTCATAGGGTCTACGTTAAAATCTAATCCAATATGAAGAACTGCTGAATCTTTACTATATTTTTCTATTATATTTTTTTGTCTGTTAAAGTTATAATAAATCATTCCAGAATAATTAACAAATGTGGCTTCATACTCTTGTTGAAATGTTCTTTCATCTAAATCTTGTTTAGCTTGCTCTACTTCATCATCAGCAACTTGACCACCCTCTAATGTAGTATATTTAAATGATTGCCAATCTTTATTAGTTTCGTTTTGCTTAAATAGTTCGTATGACCAATTACCAAACCCTCTTGGGCTTCCACAAAATAAAGCATGACCTCTTTTATCTGAAAGTGTTGGTCTTAGAACTTCATACCAAGCTTCTTTATGTATATCAGCAAATTCGTCCATAACTAAAAAGTCTAACCCAACACCCCTTAAAGATTGCTCATTATCAGCACCTCTTAAAGTTATTGTGGAATTATTTTTTAATGTAATAGTTAAATCACTATTGTTAATGTTCTTAACCCACTTATGGTCTATAAGTCTTTCCTTTAAGTCGTTCCAACATATTTGTTTAGCTTGTCTATAAGTTGGAGCAACATACCATATTTTCTTTTTAGATTGACTGGCAAACTTAGCTAATTCATTAATTGCTAAAAATGTTTTCCCAAATCTTCTCCCAGTAATTAACACTCTAAATCTAGATGTATTATTAATAACTTCTTTTTGTGGTTCAGTTAATGGCATTAGTTAGACCAAGGCAATGGCTGTTCTAACTGGCTTTCTTCTATCCTATCTTGTTGACCTAACATATTCTTTCCTAAGAATATAAGCATTGTTACATTTCCACTTTCGCAAGCTTTCCATTGTAGCTGTCTTAATCTCATTTTTTGTTCTGCCCTCCCTTTTATCAGAAATTCCGAATAACTCTTTTCTAATAAATCTGGTGAACAACCGAAAAAATCTCCCATTTCTATATTCGTACAACCTAGTTTCGCTAATGAAGTTAATTGTTTTGTATCTATTTGATATTTCTTTGGTCTTGCCATAATCCTCTTTTTCCCTTTGAGTAAAAGTTATTTTATCGTCCTTTGTTAATTAAATTATAATTTCCTTTTTCAAACGCTTTTTTCCAATAAATTTTGACGTCATATCGTTCTTCCATATTTACCCAATTTTTAGATTTCTTCTTTACTACATTTACAAAAGGCTGATGCTTTAATGATAAAAGTAAAGCTGATTGTTTCTGTATTTCATATGTTCTGGTTTCTGAACAACCCCCTGCTTGATTACTTGCTTTTTGTCCATGAGCAAATTCTGTATTTATTATTGACCTATATCCCCATCTTAATAAATCTAATACTACATAAAAATCTTCCATAACTTCAATCTGGTCATATCTAATATTATGTCTGTTTAATATTTTAGTATTTATCCCATATATAGCCCATATCCTACCAAAATATGTAAATTTGTTTGGGAATCTATTGTTACCACCTTGTGCTGAACAGCCCACTATCCCATAACCTTTTTCTAAACACATTAAAATCCAGTCATATAATTCTCTAAATTGATTATCTTTTATTTTTTCTAATTTAATTTCACCATCTTTCCTTTTAAGGAAGTTTAAATCATCATCTATAAATAGTATGTGTTCTTGTGGGTAATTATCAACAATATATTGTCTTTTCGCCCCAATGCCCCTTAAACCTTGAGGAAGCACTATTAAATTTATATTGTATTTTTTTAAATCCTGTTCTTCTTCTTTGTAACAAACCAAATATGTAACTTTTAATAAATCTTGTGGTATTGATTTTATAGTTATTTGATTATCTACTCTCTTATAGGTTGGTATCATTATTTTCATAAAATATCTTTTCTTTAATTTTTTCGGCTTTTAATATTTCTTCTGGTAAAGCTATTTTTTTTGTTTCTGTTTTAGCCCTATTTAATTCGTATTCTTTATTGCCACAATAAATCATTTTTTCTCTATAATAACAAACAACAGATATTCTTTCAAAATATGATTGTTTTTCAGCTTCAGTATTACCATGAACTTCATGAACATCAAATAAAGCCACATCTCCATGCCCTATATCTAACCCAACACCATATCTAGGAAGAACAGTTTGAAAACCATTATATTTTCCTCTTGATATTACACCTAAATTACCAAACCCCTCTTTTAAATCGCCTTTATCTTTATGGCAGGCAGTTCTAAAGTTTTTATTTACTGTTACTGTAGTAAAAGCTGTATCTGGAATAATAAAATCTTC